ACCAAGCTCTATACCTATTGCATTCTCTGAGCTAACAATATCTGATAGATGATCATCAGCTTCATTCGTTATTGATACTAACATTTATATTTTCCTTCATCTTTACTAGCTTTGCATCGGGTACTTTTATATGAAAGAATAATTCATTGGCACTTCTTCTATTATCCACTGGTTTAATAGTACTCTCATTAACTATCTTACTATCCATAAACCATCCCTGATCTAGGTGTTTGTTAAAGATAACAAAGGTTAAGTTACCATGACATCCTCCTCTTGTCCACTTATCTATCAGCCTTCGTTTCCTATAGGGAATACGTATCTCCTTCCAAGATTCAGGCCAGTAATCACGCCAACCTGTCTTCACCTCTGTCTCAAAGTAACATTCAACATCATCCTTATCCTTACATACAACATCTACTCCATATGTTTCTTCAGTATTAATATCTTTATAACCTTTAGATAGTAACCACTGGCTCATAACATCTTTAGCTAAAGAATCGTATTGATTATATAAATTCTTATCAAATTTACTTGGCATTAGTTATCTCCAATATCAAAAGGACTATCGATCTCTGACATCCTTCCTGTTTCTTTGTTATAAAATAGATAGGTAGCTACTCCAGTGTCTCCGGTATACCTGTTCTTTAATATACGTACTGTTGTAGTATTAGATAGGATCGGATCATCATCCTGTTGATTTCTTTCTAAGGCTATCACCCCGTCTGACAAATGGCCAATGGAGGCTGACCCTCTGAGGTGTGAAAGTGTCACCTCTTTGCCCCCTTCATGTCCTATATCACCAGCAGGTCTACGTAGATGTGATACTAACAGTAAGCATATACCTGTCTGTTCCACAAGAGATCTTAACTTGGTCATCAAGATGTCAATGGACTTACGTTCATCTGTATCTTCTTGACCTGATACTAGGATACTTAGATGGTCAAGGCATATCCATTTACAATCCAATGCTTGTGCCATGTACCTAACTCTGGCTAGTATCTCATCGTTATCCACTGATCCAAAGTGATCGAAGGCAAAGAACCTACCGGAATTAATAGTCTCTTCTTGGAATTGTTTCAGTTGTTCAGGTTCAAATCCTTCTCTAACTTCCTTAATATATAGACGAGCATTAGCTTCCACTGACATTATATTCCATGCAGTATTCTTAATGCTTTCTTCAAGAGCTAACACTCCAATGTTATCTTCTGTGTTACGTAAGAAGTGGTGCATAAGTTCTCGTATAATACTAGACTTACCCATACCTGAACCAGAACAGAATGTAATTAGTTCACCTGTTCTCATACCATAGGTCTTCTCATTCATCTTAGGCCAAGGGTAGAGACAAGTCTCACAATAATCTTCCTCAAATAATTTATCACCTAAGTCTTTAAGATTAATAATACCAGCAGGTGTAAATGGTTTAGCATTCCACCATGCTTGGGTGAATGGTTCACGTTGATGCATCTTTAAATATTCATTAGCATCTTTATGTTCCATGCTCATAATCTTACACTTATTAGGGGCAAACAATTGGGCTACCTTTTGAGCAGCTTCCTGTCCTTGCTTGTCCATATCAAAGCATATGATTATGTTGTCATATTTATCAAGGTAATCAAAGGCTTCCTTGCAATCTCTTAATGCTCCAGCAGCACCTGTCTTGATAGAAACTGCGGGCCACTTTGATCCCATCAATTCATAGGCCGACATAGCATCCACTTCACCTTCACATATAGTTATGTACTTAGCCTTCTGATTAAATATATTCTGACCAAAGAGTACAGCATCGGTCATCTCTCCTTCAACCCACATCTTCTTATCTTTAGTCTGTCGTACTTTGTTCCCTATATGTTCTCCCTTTTCATTATAATATTGATATAAATGATGGGTAGTTATATTACCAGCACGTTTAACTTTAGTATTAAATTTCTTAGCAGTCTCCATAGAGATACTACGTTCATGTATCTCTCCCCATTCACCTGTTGTTGCCATACGATTTACCTTTACCTTTGGTATTGATATTATATTTTCATTGGTACTTCCAAACCTAGTCTTACAAGAAAAGCAATAAGAATATCCTGTTGAGTGTGTTACATTAGCATCACTTGATCCACACTCAGGACATGCTCCCCGATCTAACCATTTTTGTTGTTGCATTATACCCCCGGTCCCGGCCATGTGCCGTCATATATTTCTTTCATACGTTCACTCATCTCTTCTTCCTTATATAGTGTCCATCGTTTTAATACTGCACACTTAGGTATACTAAGTAAACCACCATACTGTGCTTCACATTCGATATCATAATTGTTAATTGAACCAGCTAATGTTATATAGATATCATCTTCATTAACTACTATACCACAAGATTTAATTCTCATTGGAGTTAATTCTTTTACTTCTTCTTCAGACTTCCAATCGGCATCGTCATACTCTGAAGAATCAATCCATTCTATACAAACTATAACTTCATTCATCGACATCTTCCCAGACATCATGCATAAAATTATCAATGAATGTTTCTTTATCAGACATGACATCATTTGTATCTTGTCGAGCTAACTTCTTTGATTCCTTTGAACCATAACCTTCAGCTTGGTACTGCTTTGTTATCTCACGAAAGATTCGTTGTCTTTCTTTTTGTAAAAAACTTTTCATTATTATAATCCCAAGTCGTACTGTTCATCGTTGGAGTTAACTCGTTCCCAAACTTCTCTTTGATTAGTACCGTATACTTTTATCCATTCAGGTAATGTCATGAATGTAGCAGCTTCTTCCATATCAATCAACCAATCTTTTATCCTACCCATAAGTTTATTCCTTTCTTTATCTTTAGCTATTTGATTTAAACTTTCCTTTAATATTTCTTGAATCAATATTCCATGTACCTTATCAAACAGCCACTCCTTATGATCTCCATATTTTTCCAAGAAATCTGAACGACTTAAATCAAGTGCATCTTTATGTATCATCGTTCTCTTTCTTATCTATAGGATAAGGAAGTTCTTCTGCTCCTTTCTCTAAGTACTCAGGAGGATCATCCATCATGGCCCACCCCGACATGCCTTTCTTTGAAAAGTGTTCATTGTAATGCTCACGTTTTCCTTGATTGTGTATCTCATCTTGTAACAATTTTATTCGTGAGTAGGCACGTTGCAATTGTTCTTGCAGTTCTTTTACATTACGTCTTAATTCTTTTTCTATATCCATACCACCACCTGTTGCATTATTAAATTTCTTCCAATATGTTATTGCTTCACCCTCATTAATAAACTCTCGTAATATCAATGGGTTACCTAATAAATCATTAACATACACCTGCCAACCAATACCATTGGCTGGTCCCTGATGAATATATCTTATCGTTCTAATGTGTGCTATCATAAAACAAGTGCTCACCAATTGCACCAATGTAAAACATATCATGTGACCAGTAAGGTTCAACATGTCTGCTATGATAGTGGGTTGCACCCCATATATCTTCCACTATTGCTCCCTCTAAAGCTAATGTAGCTATGTTCATGACAGTCGAGAGAGAATCTTTCTCATACATAGTCTCTCTCTTTCCATCACAGTAATAAGAGAAGGAACACCTATGTAATAGAGGATAATGTTTCCACTGATGTACTACTTTGCAAATAGTATTAGGATAATTCTTTTGTCTCACTCTCTCTAAGATAACATTGGCAACAGCAAGCTGCCCAATATAAGACTCAGATCTAGCCTCAAAATAGATAGCCTCGACAAGACAATGATATTGTTTATCCTCTTCCGCATAAGAAGGTGAAGGATATAACATTATAAGTAAGCAGATAGGTAATATTATTTTAATCATTAGTGTATCCTACAAATTTCTATGTTATCATCAACCATAAATATCTCTGACTCCACTCCAAACCCATCACATAAATTATCTATGTATCTTAGTGCAGAAATTTTACTTCCAAATCTAATAGGAGTTCCATCATCCTCACTAAGAACATCAGGCATTAAATCATCTGGTTCTGTCTTGATAATTATGTACATGACAGAACTAAAGCTCCTACCTCATAGGATACATAAGTGCCTAGACATATACCAAAAAAACAGATGATAAAACAAAAGAATAAGGCATCACTTTTTCTCATCTAATTATTCCTTCTTATGTTTTAATTTTCTATTATAAACCATTCGACTTTTAACAATTTGAATTTGCCATAGAGGATCAGAGAGCTTCTTTGCTATTGGATTATTTTTCCTTCGTCCTTTTGTAGTCACTATAACCTTATGCTTTTCTCTCATAATCCTGCTCCTATTAAGGATCGTGGGGGAATTGCACCCCCACTTTCCTGTCTGTAATTATACCACAAATACACGGCCACGTATATCCACGATGGCCTTCATATTCCAGAAGTGAGGGGACTTGGCTACATGGAGATACCATTTCCCCCAGTCGTACCTCTTGCCCTGCTTTGTTTCAACAGACCCACGAGGTACACTCTTCTCTTTACGTAGACGTAATACAATATTCATTATAGTTCCTTCCTATAGGTTAGGTTGTATCTCCACATTGGAGTCGGTTTCAATCCAGACAGTAGCACCACACGATAGAGGTTTATCTGGACTGTAAACTAATTTACATGGCCCCTGTATTTCTATACTGTTGCCATATGTATTTGATTTATAAGTCTTAACAGTAAACACTGGCACTTTCTTATCCTGTTTCCTGTTAGCTTTAATGTTATGTTGATTAACATGAATACGTTTCTTCATTAGTACCTCTTAACTTTCTCTACTATTGTGGTGACTCCATTGTTAGGAGTGTAGCACAATAGACAGTCTTTGCACTGTTGTCCAGTACAATTCTGACGGTCCATTTCTTCATGCTCTAACACATTATTAAATGTCCTGTCAAAATACTTAGGTGGTGTGTCCATGATATTACTAATACGAGGGTTAGAATATATTAAGATTAAGTTATCGGGTTTAGTATACCCTAACTTAAAGTACCTGTTTATTAGATCCTTTCTCTTAGTCCATAAAGCAAAGTTACAGCCGTGATTCTTACGTGCTATATTTATATAGTTCAAAAGATGTGTATGATTTATTAACTCACCATGAGCATCGAACCTAAAGTAAGCATCGTTAATAAAGGGTAGCTCATCATCAATAGATAGTAACCGACTGCTTAACAATCGTGAGTTACGTTCCAATGCTGTTGCTACATTCTTACGATACCCTTGAAGCAAAGCCCAACTATAGCAGTAAGTACATATGCTATCTTTCTTCTTAGCTTTATGCATCTTATTACAGAACTCATTAGTTATAGTATTAACAGAGATAGCATGAAAGTTTTCTAGCTTACCTGTTAATGTAGATATATGTACAGGGGAGGGCATAGTCCTACCTCACTCTTCGTTCTATATCTGTTCCCTTTAATCCTTCTAGAAACCAAATTACACCATCTATCATATTACTAATTCTCTCATCATCGTCAGAGTCTTCAAATTCTACAGCCTTGAGGTGCATAAGATCATTATCTATTAGAGTTTGCTTTATACTCATGGCACAAAAATAAACATCACTTAAATCACTGTTTAGTTCTGTCATATCTTCGTTATATTCCAATCTTGCCATAGTCTTATTCCTTATTCAGTTGAAATTTTACTTCTCTTTTTATATCTCTTTCCAAATTGTCAATATGGTTATTGAGTGGGAAGTGAAGATTTCTATCTTTAATCTCTTTAATCTTTTTAAGTAAAGGATTAACATCATATCCTCTAAACTCTATAGTAAATCCATCTATTACATTCGTAGTGTACATATTAACAGCCCCATATTTCCCACAATATTGTGGCAGTCCTTCCCAAAGAAGAACACATCCTGTCTTTGGTCCTATATGTACTGACATTTCTTCTGTTATATTCATTACATTATCCATAGTCCTATCCTCAAAAAATAGGGAGAGAACTTAATCTCTCCCTAGTTACAGTTAGTTAAGCAGCCATTTGCATCCATTGTGGTGAGTCCAACATCTTCCTAACCTTATCTTCTCTACCACTTATGACAGTATGAGATGGACGAGATCCCTTACCACCATCCTTATCATGACTAGACCAGTAGGTAGCAGCTTGATAAGCAGACCAGAGAGTACCACGATTACGAGTAGCATACTTCTCATAGTTAGCTCGACCATGTAGGTGACGGTTCTCTTCATCGAAGATCTTCATTAGATTAGAGAGCATAACCTTATTAGGTTCCACCTCACGAGTAACATTATTAGTCTTCTTAGCCAGTGTCTGGGTGAACAGATGGATTATATTATCACGACTAACATCTGTATGATACCAGTCTCTCATTTGCTTTAGTCCATCGTTGGCTATGTACTCACTAGCAGCCTTGATCTTAGAAGCAAAGCCTACAATACTAAAGTTCTTAGTATGCCTACCATAAACATAGGCTAGCTTATCTCCTGATACTAATGTATTCCAACAAGCACCTCTCCATGCTCCCATGAATCCATTGTTAGCCCATGTACCATTGTGAGAAGAACGAAATCTAAACTCAGGAGTAACAATATCTCCGTTGCCTATCTCCATTTGATGAGCAGGAAAGAAAGCTCGTAACTCTAACTTTGCTCCATCAGCATATACATTAGTTTCAAATGTAGCATCAGTTAAATCTAGCCCTGATCTATGTATAGAGTTCTCTACATTCTCCACTATAGACTTATACTGTACTGGCTCGTATGCTTCAGAGACTATAGCAAGAGGTGACTTATTATCAGTACGTCTGATACCTACACCAATGTCAGGTGATATAGGATACCCTTCCTCTGTATTAAGATGGAACTTCTCTACATTAAAATCAATAACGTCATGGTTGAACATTACACCCATGTCACATACTCCTATTTGATTGTTGATATTGTACATATTGCTCATCCTGATATTGTTCTAAATGATTTAGATAATCATTGATCTCTTCAATATCCAATGAGTAGATATTAGAGACATCAGCTACCGAGAGTAGATAGTCTACCATGTCGGGGCTAATGTCTCTATGATCCTCGTACTTATACTTCCTTTCTGCTGGTGGTTGGGACATATCTTTCTCCTTAGAGTTGGTACTTGTAAATAATTTTACCAGTACTGGAGTTCTTAGCTCTACCTTTAAAGCTCTTACTAAGTCCTTCCATAATTGATACAGGTTTCTCAGACCATACACCTGTAGCAACCCATTTAAACCTAGCCCAAGTAGAAGTCTCACCTATCTTCTTGGCATCGATATACTCCCAACGTACCCAGTTATTATCATAAGCACGTTGAGCAAACTCAACTATTGAACTAGTCATTTATCATATGCTCCCTTCTTTCTATCTTCCCAAATTGTTTCAATAATTCAGGATCAAATCGTTTCTCTTTAGAATACATAACGAAAGAACTTTTAAGTATCTCCTCTGATCTAACACCAATTCGTAATACTTCAAAGGTATCATGAGTGGTTAATATTATCTCCCACTCATTAACATATGGAACTACATACTCAGGACCAATCATAACTTTATCCTTTATCTATTAAAAACAGTATCTTGGCATGTCTGACACAACCCTGAAATATAATATTCTTTCTGGGATATAGCATCGGTGAACTCTCGTGCTTCTTTCTTACATGAAACACAAACATCATCTGAAACAGATTGTACTCTATCTATTCCAAATACATCTCTGAATGCAGCATCAATAGCACGATCTTTTACAGTAGCTTTACTCATAATCCTACCTCTATTACAACAGTTACAGGCTTGGCCTGACTAATATATATTAAAACTTTCACGGTTTCTACGTTCTGAAAGTTTTAATATAGTTGAAAGAACTTAACTTGGCAATACTCTCATGGGTCATGGTGTATACCCTCGTGAGTTGAACGTCTTAAATGGAAACAATTAAAAAAAAAACAACGAAGGGAAAGCCGAAGCTCTCCCTCCATTGTCCTGCAACAAACTCTGACTATAGCACTACCTTTACTTTCCGGCTATAGCTCTCATCGTTTTCCAGAATGCAGATCGATGGTCCCCATTTCTGATCAAGGACCACTGCTGCTAGTTGTTTATGCTCTCCTGTCTTCTCATGCTGATCTGCTAGCCAACCAGTTAAATCCTCCCAAGTTGGATTCTTCTTCTGAATTGGAGCAAAGAAGCCGGTTAAATCAACTTCATGTTCCTCCATAAGCTCCATAAGATGATTACAGAACTCAACTCCATCCGAAGTATCGAGCTTAGTTCCTTCAGAATGAGCTTCAACTCCCAACCTCCCAGACCTTGGTCCGATAAAGGCTTGAACTGGATTAGTATGTAAAGCCATAATATAACTCTCTTTCATTACAATTGTTGCTATCAAAAAGACTTATGAATATCTTAATATAAAAAATAATAATCTTCACAAGTCACGAGTGACCTTGTGGAGTTATTAATACTATTCATAAGACAATTAGAATGCAACAAGTGAGATGAAAGAGAGTCATCAAGAGAGCTTTACATACTCGTCCAGTTCATCCTTTTCGGACAGTAAAACTCTCCATTATCC